CTACCGAGACAAAATGATCAGCTCTTTAACCTCCTTGCTATGACCTCTGCCGGCAACGGAATAGGTGCAGTCGACCTCCTCAATAGCAAATTCAGAGAATGTCTCACGAACGCCCGAAACTGCATTTAGAGAGAGGATGAAACGCCCCCTCAGCCGGCCGAGCACGTCTGCCATTTCCGCGAACTCGTCCCGGCTGAAGGCCTCTTTGCCATAGTCGTCCTCGCTGCCCCAATAGGGTGGATCGAGGTAGAAGAGCATGCCCGGCCGATCGTAGCGCTCGATGAATGCCCGCGATGGCAGGTTCTCGATAACGACGCCGGCCATGCGTTCATGAATATCTTCGAGCTGTGGCGCCAGCTTGAGGAGATTGAATCGGCCGCCATTCATCGACACACCGAAATTCTGCCCTCGCACCTTGCCGCCGAAGGCGAGGCGCTGGAGATAGAGGAATCGAGCTGCCCGCTCCAGGTCGGTCAGCGTTGACGGATCGGTGCGGGACAGCCGATCGAACTCGTGCCTGGACGTGATCTGGAAACGCAGCGTTTCCATGAACTGCGGATAGTGCCGTTGCAGGATCCGGAAGAGGTTCGCGACATCGCCATTGATGTCGTTGATCACCTCCATCTTCGGTGCCTGATTGCGACGCAGGAAAACGCCGCCCATACCGACGAAGGGCTCCGCATAAGCATCATGGGGTGTGCGGTTGATCCTGTGGATAATTTCCTTGGAAAGAATGCGTTTGCCGCCAATGTAAGGGGCAGCGGGATTGGTGGGCTCGATCGGCCGCATATTCACCATTTCAAACAACTCACGACTCGGTCACACCTTATCTGCCCTGCAGGGCACGGGTGCGACGGTTGTGCATACTTGCTGTCGGACGGGTTCCTGTCCCAAACTAGAATCCCGTCGCTCGGGGCATCCCCATGCCCCGGCCGCCCGGTTTTCCCGAGCAGCGGTCAGTCCATAGGTACGCGCACGCGCGACATGCAAGAACCGTCTGATTTCGGACGAGTAGAGGGCGTGATATACAGCTCAGAGTCGGAACCTGGCTTCAAGGGAGGTGTCTCAATGGGTGAGGCAAAGCGACGTGCGGCGAGCGAGCCTTTCTTCGGCAGGGTTCCAAAGAAAGGGATGGGCCTGGTTATTTCGAACCCGATTGTCCTCTCGAAAGAGGGGGTGACCGCTACCGGTCGCCTCGATCCGGCCGAACTGCGTTTTTCCCTTTTATTCTGGGATCGCCTTATCTGGCCCACTAATCCCTTTATTGGCTTTGGGGATCCCCAAGCTGACGAACTCATCTCAGCGGGAGTGCTCACGAGACCGCGTTACCAACTTAGGAAGGCCGGTCCAGTTAGGGACGTGGACGCGATCGCCGACAGCCAGCTGGGTGCCTACCGAGAGATTTCGGATAGGGAGCCTGGGCTATGGTCGCTAGCGCAAGGTGAACGCTCTTTTCTCGATCTTCGTCGCGCATTCGATATGACGTCTGGTGCGGCTTATACGCTAATGCAGGCAATTCCGGTGCCAGATGAGGCTGTTCCACTCGCAGATATCCTTGAGTTTAAAGCCAAGCGGCGGGATGAACTTCTCGCTTTACGGATCGAACTTGAGCAGTTCTTTGCGACAGTCGAGAAAGCCGGAGACGATGAAACGACTATCCGCGCTGCGGTTGCGGCTATCGAGAAAGCTTGTCTCAATGCGATTGTCGTCAGTCGCGAGACAAAATTTCCGTTCCGCCTCGCTAGCCTGAAGACGTCATATAGCATCGATTGGAATAAGCTCATCGGACCGGTCCTTACAGCGATCGCCGCCAATGGACTTGGTATGCCGACGCTACACTCGGCATTGCTCGGAATTGGAGCCGCACTGACCAACGGTGATCTACTGCTCAAAACCGAGGGGGATGTAGGTCTCCGCGGCGACAGCACGAAGACCCACCCTTACCGCTATGTAAGTTCTTTCACCAATGAACTGTTCAACAAGGTGACTTAAGAGGCCTCGGGCCACCCGATTGGCGCTATCCCTGCGATGAACTCCTCGATCGATGGCGGCGCAGTTTCGCCGGCCTCGACGGCCGCGAGCTGGCCAATCATGTAGGAGAGCGCTGCATCCCGCCACGCAATATAGGCCTTGGCCTCCATTGCCCACTGGGGATTGGCGCTGGCGGTATAAAGCGGAACAGTCAGGCGGCTGTCGTACTGGCGCTCTCGGGCAACAGCATCGAGAAGAGCGTCAAACGCTGCCTTGTAGGCCGCGAGCTGCGCCGCTTTGGCTTCAGCTGCCTTCTGTTCGGCCGTGACGATCTTGGCAGGATCAACCGTCCACATTGGCGGGCTCCTCGTCTTGCATTTCGGGCATAGGCGCCGGCGGAGGATCGAAGGGGATCGCCAGTGGCCCGTCAGGCGGGTTGATCAGCGGCGCCGGAAAGGCGACGGCGGCGGAAGGATCAGCACCATGCGGCAGGATGAGCGTCAGGCGCAGATCGCCGCCGATCCGCTCCACCGGCCCGGTGATCCAGTCGCACGGTACGTCGCCGGCCGGGATCGTCGCCCCGACCGGCAGGCCGGAGAAATCGAAGGCCTCGCCGTTGACGGTGAGGACATCGCCGGCTTTGGTGACTGCAAGCGCGCCGTCGCGACGCTGGGGTGAAATGGAAATGTGCATCAGAACCACCTTCCGAATGCCAAGAGGCTACAGCCCGTTACCTGTGAGTTGGATGCGAAATTGGTGGCGCCAGCGTTGTTGATGCCGATTTGAGCCGAGTTCGAACCCCGACTGGACCAGCTGGCACCGCAGTTCTGAATGGCCACATTCTGAAAACTCGCACCGGACGCAGGCAGCATCACGCCGGCCCAAATGGTGGAGCCTGGAAAGCTCGCGGGAAAGGTCCATGGGAAAGCGAGACGGGATGTCGAGGAATATGTCAGCGTCGCGTCGGTCAACGTGCAAAACTGCGCTCCATCGGCAAACCGTACGTACTCGCCGTTGGCATTGCTGCCGCGCTCGATGATTGCGCCGGTCGGAGCTCCTGACGATTGGGAGACAGTGCCTAAAAGCTGATCAACGGTCATTACCCAAGACTGCCAGGTACCGGAGGCTTTGCGCCTCACATATCGTTGAGCCGTGGCGCCTCGAAAGTAGACCTGCACAGCGGTGTTGGCGTCGTAAGTGATGTGCTGGAGAAAGCCATATTGCGCGACCGGAATGCCAGGCGTCGAACTTGCTGCCCGGTACCATCCCGAATCGGTGATCGCATCGAGGTCGCTTGCAAATGGGGCGTTAGCCTTCAAAGATGCAGGGAGTTGAGCATCAGGAATAGTGCCGAGCGTACCATAAGCGGCGACGCCATTGGCGTCATCGAGAAGTGTCCGCATGAAGGCAGTCACCGTGTCCAGTGTCATCGTGCCAGCGCCAGTGAACCGCGGCACCTTGTCAGCTGCGCCGTTAAGCCCGGCAAACGCCTGAAAATTCCCCGTGCCGCCGAGCAGCTCGATCAGCTGCCGCGCCTGTGCCGTCAGCCGCGAGCCGTCGCCCTGGTAGCGCAGCCGGTAAGCCGCGCCAGCAAGTGCCGCGCCGCGAATGCCGGTCGGGTAAAGCGTGAGAGACGTGTTGGAATTGACGCTCTGGACGATGCCGTGCCAGCCGGGCGCGAAGAACTCGTCGCCCTCGGCAAACCCGGCCGTCAGCCAGGCCGTGCCGACGCCGGTCACAGCCGTGCCGCCGGCCGCGACGCTCACGGTACCGGCGGTATAATCACTCAGCAGAGCCATGGCGCTCCCCGTCGACATTGCGTTCCATCAGCAGCTCGTCGCGTTCAGCGCGGATCGCGTCGCGATCGGCGAGCGCCTGGTCGCGTTCGTTGGTCACGTCGGCGAGCTGCTGGGCAAGCTGCAGGCATCTGGTTTCAAGCAGCGAGCGCACGATCCGCTGCTCGGTGAGGGCGATTTCAGGCCTGATCTGCATGGGGTTCCTCATTGTGGGATGCCAAGGATGAAGTAACGGATGCCGGTGATGTTGAAGGAGCTGTAATCGAACTTCCAGCCGTCGCCCGAGACCCATCGTTCGGCAACAGGATTGCCGTTGTAGGTGTAGAAAGTCGCCTGATTGCCGGTGAGGATGCAGAAACTCGAACCGCCGGCATTGTACCGGGTTGAGTTGTTGTAGTTCTCGATCAGGCGCGCCGACGGCGCCTTTGCACCAGAACCCGCCATACTGTCATTCCCGACCGTCATGTACTTGACGAAGGGAAAGAACCCGGCCCCGTCGAAATTGACCGTGAAGCTTTGTCCCGGGTTATACGAGGCCGGAGGCGTATAATTGGGCTGAGAGGCGACGGCTTGATATCCTTCAGCAAGGATCTGGATTGCGGGCCATCGGCTGTCCAGCACGATATCTGCAAAGTTCGGTGGGTCGGCCGCACCCGGTCGAAGGAACTGGACGACGTCCAGCCCACCCTCCGAGAACTGCCGGAACACATCGTTGCTTCCGGTCGTCGGCCCCAGCTGATTGTTCGAGAGGACCAGATATCTGACGCGGCAGGCGGCGGTCAGATTGTTGATGTAGAGCTTCGTCCCGGCGAACCAGTATTCGCATCGGGTATCGGTAAAGTAGCCGCTGACGGGATATGAGATGACATTGTTCTCATACTGCAGCAGATCGCAGATCGTCGAATTATCGACAGGATAGCCGACCTCGATCTCGGTGATCCCGCTCGGGAGAGCGATATCGCCGGCCTTGATGACCGCGAGCGGTCGGCCGGATGAATCGAACGCCAACTGTGTCGGCGTGGCTGTCCGTACGTCATAGCCTGGCTTTGCCACACGGCAATGCTCCGACGTTATCTCAACCGTGCGAAGGCCAGGGACAAGCGACGGCGTGACGCTGTAGATCAGGGGCACATTGTTCGCGGGAAGACGCCAAACCACCAGATTGATGTCATAGGACGCACCATCGGTCGCATTGAAGGTGCTGTTATAGTAACGGATGCCTTTGCCGAGTGGCGGATTGCCATAGAAGGTTTGCTGGTCGTTGAGCCACCAGCCGTTATTCAGCCAGCCGATCATGGTTCGATAGCCCGCCTCACGGCCGGCGTTGTCTTCACCGCCTTGGGTGAAGACGCGGAAGTTCTCGACATATCGCCCGTCCGACAACCGCTTGTATTTGAGGTCATAGAGCGGCAGGTCATAGGGCAACGCCTCTCCAAAATAGGAGTTGCGGATCATGACGTAGTTGAAGCCGCCAGGCGGATAGGCCTGCTTCTTCTTCTGGTAACTCGAGTTGCCCGCCCCGGCCGGCCAATAGGTATCGGCGTTCGGCGAATACGGGGTCGTGTCGATCGCGGTGATCTTAACATCGGCCGCGAACTTCGAATTATAGAAGAACGAGCTTTTGTTGGCGTCCGGCTCGGTCCTTGGATCAATCGTTCCCTTGGTGATCTTGACGCAAGGGACGCCGACGCTATCGATGCCAATGAAGGTCTTGGTCATGACGACACCACGATCCCGTTCTCGTCAATGATCACCTTGCCGTTGCCGAAATCGATATCGCCTGCCTCGATATGACCGACGTCCAGAACGTTCAGCCGCCAGCGGCCACTGTCGTAAACCAGCGGGTTGATCGGCGCGGCACCAGAGGAAAGGTCACCGAAGAAGAGCTGCTGTGCATCGAGCAGAATGCGCGACGGAAGCGTTGCATGGGTTTCGAGATAAAGCCCGGCCTGCGCCGACCAATCTCCGGTGGAGGTTCTTACCAGCACGGCCCATCGGGAAAACCCGCCGGAGCCGCCGGCCACTGCCGTCGCCCGGACGTTCACCGACGACGACACGTCACCGACCTGAGTTTCAAGGCTGGCGATCTGATCGGCCATAGCTTCGATGTCGTCGCCCTGGCCGTTGACCTGCACCTGCAGGGCAGAGACGGCCGATGCGATCGAGGGCAGGCCGGATGCTGGATCGAAGAGTTCGGCTTCCAGTTCCTCAACACTCAGGGCCAGGGCCTGATCGGCGGACGACAGAGATGCCAGCGACTGCGTGACGCTCGACTGAAAACCGCCGAAGCTTGTCGTCAGGCTGGTGATCGAGCTGGCGAGCGCCGTATCGGCACCCACCAGGACCTGCACCTCACGCGTATATTCCGCAGTGATGTTGTCCCGCGTTGCCGTCAACTGCTCGCGGAGCTTCTGGCGCTCGGCCGCGTTTCCGAGGTCCTGATCGGCGACGATGAGGCCGATCTCCTCCAGCTTTTCGAGGATTTCCCGACGGCCGGAACCGAGCCAGTCCTGGTAATCCTTCAGATCGTCGGCGAGGTTGTCGAAGCCGATCGTGCCGTCATACGGATCGAAATCCAGCCCGGACGTCAGACGGACGTTCGGCGTCATCACGTCGATCCAGTCCGACCACTCAGTCTCCCGTCGGCTGTACGGCACGAACTTGCCGCGCGCCTGGTAGAGCGTCGCCGGCAGGAAGGTGCCGTTGAGGACCCATTCATGCGGGGCGGCATAGGGCGTGGAGTCGCTGTCGAATACCCCGGCGGCCGTCGATTTCAGGCGGACCTGCACCCAGACCTTGGCGACATCGTCCTGGTCCGGCGCGCAGATCACCTTGATCGAGGGACGGCGGGCGTTGCCGTCGGTGTCATAGATTGTCGCCGGGAGCGCCTGCCAGCCATAGAGTGGCTGCGCGGGGGGCGCGATCGGGCCGGTCGGGCCGACGACAGGCGGCAAGAGGATCTCCGGCGGATCGTAGTCGGTCGGGTCGATCTCCTTCAGGAGCAGGCGCTGCAGCAGGCCGGACAGCGAGATCGCCCGTACAACAAGGAATTTCTTGTTGGAATAGGCGTTGCGGTCGCTCGACCAGGAGACGACGTCATTGGGCTCCAGTGCTGACGCATCCGGCGGCAGCACGAATTCGTGGATACGCCAGCGTTGCTCCTCGTCGATCATCGTCGACATCAGGCACTGCACCTGGTCGACGATCGAGACGGCGTCGAAGCGCTCGGCCACAGGAAGCCGCTCGCCGCCGTCTCGGGCAATCAGCGCCTCTGAACTGCGCTCGGGCGCATCTTTGTCGGCCCAGCGCTGTTCCGGCTCCGGATAGACGGCGGTAATCGTGTTGTGGGTGGCGGAGACGGTCGGGAACGGCTCAAAATCCTGATCGCTGGTGACGACGATCTGGGCGTCGGTGAAGCTGTAGACAGCCGCGGCCGGCGCACCGACGAGGATCTTGAGAATGCCGCCCACTTCCGCCAGCCGGGCGGCGCAGCCGAGCCTCAGATCCTCGATCACCTCAAGCGGATCCTGGTCGACAAAGACTTCGAGACCGCCGCGGTATTGCTTACGGCCGGAGAGCAACCGATCGGCTTCATTGAGCGCGGCGATCCAAGATGATGCCGGCAGACGGTGCTGCGCAAAATTCCGCCCGCCATGCACCCAGCGACCGCCATAATAGATGCCGCGGCCGATATTGTAGATCTGCAGCGGCAGATTGTCGGAAGGTTCCCAGGTGGACGGGTCCGTCCAGCGATGTGTGCCGGTGCCGCCATTCGTGGAGTCCTTGCGGAGGTCATAAAGCCGCATCGGCTTTGGCTGGTAGATGCCCTGCGGAAGGCCGGACTTGAAAAGATCCTGGTTGATCCGCGCCGTCAGGATGACCGCCTGGCAACCGCGCCCGATCATCGTCGACTTGAACGGCCGCTCCGCGAGGTTCCCGAACTTGGCGACGAGGAACGGATCGGCGACAGTCTGCGATCCGTCCAGGAACTTGAGCCAGAGATAGTCCGTCCCGCCGGCCCGGTATTCCTGGACCGGATAGCCACGGCCGTCCGCGGCGGGCTGATCCCAAAGGATCGTCACCTCCTTGTCGCCGATCCACGCGCGATCGAGCCCTTGCGGGCCGGCATGGTTCGGCAGGCAGGACAGCTCGATCACGTCGGTGAGGTAGGCGTTCGGCGTCTTGTCGACCTCTCCCCAGGTGCCGGCATAGACACGCCTTCCGGCCGTGGCACGGGTGCCGATCAGGTAGGAGCGTGGCACGGTATCGCCCATCTGGACCGAGAGGGTCACTCCCGATGGACGCAGGTTCTTGCGCGCCTGGCGACGGGCCTGCGCCTGCTGGATCAGGCTCATCCCGAAATTTGCCGCCGCGACGATCGCGATCTTGACGATGCCGGCGACAATGCCGCCGCTCGACAGGAAGGCGCTGAAGGCCGCGATCGCGCCCGAGATCGGATCGGCGCTGGCGCCGGTAGCCGTCAAGAGCAGGAGTGAAAGAGCGACGAAGGCGGCCTTCAACATGGCTTCAACCCACCTTGAAGCACATGGCGGCATCGAGCAGGTCGACGGTGCCGATGCCGGTTTCCGTCAGCACGAATATCCGCTCGCCGTTGACGACGCCAAGCGCATGGCCGACCGGACTGTCGACGGCGATCGCGGCGATGTCGCCGATCTCGGCACGGCTCGGATGGATGACCGGCAGCAGCGTGGCAACCATCTCCCCGAGACTTTGGAACCCATAGGCGCGGAGGACGCGGGCGGCCCCCCGGGCGTCGTCATAACGATCGGGATAATGCCCGCCGAGATCGACGCCCGTCAGCGCGAAGACCAGGCGCACGGCAAGGCCGCGGCCGCAATCGTGGTCGTACCACTTGAACGGCTGCGACTTGATCTCGTCGATCGCCGCTTCATAGCGCCGGCGCCAGTCTGGAAGTCGGGTCAGCATGGCCCATCTAGGGCCGATCGCGCGCGCGTATCAGCCGTCCAGTTTCGGACGGTCAGTCAGTCGCATCGATGTGAAGGATGGCGGCAAGTTAGCGATCGGAACCTGCCGAGGCAAGGCCGCCGCTCAGGCTATTGTCCCCACGACAGCTCCCAGGTCTCCACCACGCCGGCATAGAGGTTCCACTCGTCGCCGTCGCGCAACAGCTGAGCCTCGTAGGATGCCTTTTCCGGATTGGTCCGCCGCAGCATCATCATCATTTCCGAGACGCATTTGAGCGTGGCGCGGCCCTGCTCGCCCACCCGCGGCGTCTTGATCGGCGCGCCATCGACCATGCCGAGGAAGACCGGAAGATCCGGAGCAACGGGCTGCCCGGTTTCCGGCGACAGCACGATTTCGTGGATCTCGACCTGCGCCCGGTGGACGTCATAGGTGCGCAGGAGCAGTTGCACCGCGTCTGCGATCTGCGACAGGTCGATTGTCACGGTCTGTGCCGTCAGATCCGAGACGCGCGGGATATCGCTGACCTTCAGCAGGTTCCCGCCGCCGAGATAGGGTCGCGTCACAGTGACATTGTCGGCGCCGCGGATGACGGTGAGGTTGGCATCGTCGTCGCCGGTCCACAGGCCGACTTCCTCCGGTGCGCCGGTTTCCCGGTTCTTGGCGACGATCCATACGGCCTTGCGGCTCGAAACTCCGGTTGCAGGTACGTTGGCAAGAGCGGCCGTCAGGGCAGAAGGCTGGTTGCGCATCAGCTCGTCCTCTTTTTTTGGAGCACTTTAAAGGCTGCGCCCTCGGTGACCGAGCTGCGGCCGGTGCCCGGATCGTGGCTGCCGGGGGCGACGATGACCGGGCATGCCGGCTTGATCAGCGTGACGACGGCGTTGACTGCAAGCGTCAGCGGCAGCCGCGGGAAAACTGACAGATCGAGATTGCCGAGCGCATTAGCAGCGGCATCGGCGCCGACCTCATGGAAGCGGATCATCGTGCCTTGCGTGATCTGCAGTTTATCGCCGGTGGTCAGCGCGTAATCGGCCGGCAGGCCGGAGACCTGCAGGATGCGGCGGTCGGGATTGACGAGGCGCACCTGGACGATCGACGCGCCGAGGATAGAGCCGTCCGGATCGGCCTGCGGATAGAGCGACAGCGGATCGCAGCACATGAAGGCCTGTCTTGAGCCATCCAGGGAACGGATCAATGCCGCCGCCTGCTTCAGCTCGTCGTGCAGGCCGCGGTCGAGCGTCACGTCGCCGGTCCAGAGCGGATCTGCCAGTTCGGCCGACCAAACGTCGCCGTCGCCATTGCCGGCAAGCTCGTCATTGCGCTGGATCGACCACCTGACCGACGAGATTGGCAGCTTGTCAAAGAGCGCGGCAAGCGAGAGCGGTGCGGCCATCAGCGCCTCCAGGGCTCGGACTGGATCGCGGCGACGCGATCGGGGAGCGCCTGGTCGTAATCGTCAAAAGCAAGCTGGACATATTCCGGCACGTTGTCGGCGATTGCCTTGCGGATGGCCGGCATAATCGTACCGTTCTCGTCGGCCGAGAGACCGAGCAACAGCTTGAGCGTACCCATCCCGCGATCGGCGGCCGCCGCCGACTGGCGCTCTGCCATTCGGGATGACATCAGCGGCGCAACGTCAACGACACCGCCGTCGGCATAGCCGCGGCGTCCGAGACGCATAGCCTCGACAGTTGCCACGCCGCCGGCACGGGCAACGTCACGCTGCGACCAGACGACCTCGCCGGCATGCACGACACCGCGCGGCTCATGGATGCCGCCAGGGCCGGTATAGCCGCCGCGCGCGAACTGCCAGTCATCAAGGCCGAGCGACCACGCGCTCGATGAGGCTGAACCTGACGAGCCGCCGAACAGACTGCTGATCCCGCCGGTAATAAGCCCCAACAATCCGCCACTCGAGCTGCCGCCGGCAGCCGCACTGTTGACCTGGAAAAGGCTGTTCAGCAGATCGTTCACTAGCGTGTCGGAGATCCGCTTCAGGGCGCTCACTCCTGCGTCGCCAAGTGCATCCCAGAAGTCCTTGCCCTGCTGAAGACTACTGGTGAGGGTGCTGGCGAAGTCGCCCGTCAGGTCACGAGCATATTGCAGCTGCAGGTTCGTCCGGATCAGCCCGGCCTCATAGCTGTCGAAATCGACCGGCAGGCCTGCGCCTTTCAGCCGGGCGGCAATCTGCTGGTCCATCGCCGATCGGCCGAGCTGCTCGCGCTCGAACAGCAGATCGGAGGCGAGCTGAGCCTTGGCTGCCTCTTCGGCATACTTCTTGAAGGCCTCGACGCGTGCATTGATCGCCTCAACCTGTTTCGGCGTCAGCGACCGGCCCTTATCCTCGGACTGCTGCAGAAGATCGAGCTTGAAGCGCAGCGCATCAGCAGCAACGCCGGTCTGCCCGGCGAGCTGCGCCTCAAGCTTCATCTGGCCGATGCGGTCGTCGGCCGACTTCAGCAGATCGCGGTAGGCGTTCGAGGCAGCTCGGATAGACTTGTCGGGAGTTTCTCCGAGAATACTCGGCTTGTTACCCGGTATCGGTACGTTCGTCAGATCGCCGTCCGAGTTGATGATGGTTTGGCCTTCGAGACGTGCAAGGGCATTGCGCCTGGCATCTTCGATTTGCCGAATGGCGGCCTCAGTGTTGATGCGAGGGTCATTGAGCGCGTTGTTGAAAGTCCGCTCGATAATCTCGCGATCGCTGAGGGCAGGGGCCGCAATGCCGTTCAGCGTATTGAGGGCATCGGAAAGAGCTTTGACTTGTCCGGCCTGCCTGGCAGCCGCGTTGCCGATCCCGTCGATCGCCCCTACGAGCGGCGTAAGTGCCTGTTGCGCCTCGATGCCGGACGCTGCCGAATTGCGGAGCTCCTTTATGATTTCACGGATGTTTTCAGGCGTGCCGGATTGGTTCTCTATCTGGATAAGCCGTTCCACAAATGCCTGGAGGTCCGGCTTGCCGCTCTTTAGTCCCTGATCGAGCAGGGCGAGAGCGCCGCGCATCTGATCGATCGTATAGGTCGCACCGCCGAAGTCGCGCGGATCGAGGCTCGCAAGATCTTCGCGAGCATCCTTGCCGACGCTCAGGATCGTCTCACGGTATGCCTTGATCCTGTCGAGCGTGTCCTGGCGGACGATCTGGTTGCTTTCGCGGGCATATTCCTGGAGACCTTCGGCAGCCTCACCATAGGCACCTTTGATGCGTCGGATCAGTTCCGCGTGGCCCTCGAGAACCGATTTAGCCTTTTCGGTGCTGCTGCTGAGATCCGCAAAATATTGAACCGCGAACGCTGTCGCACCGACTGCCGCGATCGATAGTAGAGACCAGGGAGAGACCAGCGACATAAAGGCGGCCGCAAGACCGGCAGACTTGTTTTCCAGGCTGTCCAAAACGGCCGCAACCTGCGGGCCTTGCTGCAAGGCGACCGTGTACCACGGCATGAATGGTGCGGTCGTGATCGTGTCCTGAAGCTGGAATGCAAGATTGGCCGACTGGAAACGCTGGTTGTTGCTGTTTGCCGCCGGTGTTTCCAGTAGCGCGCGGCTTCGGCCCTTGATCGCGTCGATCGAGGCAAGCGCTGCCTGGCGCTCGCGCGTCATGGCCGCCGAAAACTCCTCTGTCGAAAGAGCACCCATGGCATGCGCCGTGCGGATCTCGATCTGCGCCTGCTTGTACTGCTGGATGGTCGCGAACAGCGGATTGTATTTGGCCCGAAGCCGGTCGACCGACAAAGCCTCGTCTGCCAGGACGCCGGTCCATCGGCGCGCATTCTCATTGGCCGGTCCATCGTGGATCCCGAGGCTGGCATTGATCAGCTGCTGGATCTTGGTGCGGGTGCGTTCGGCTTCGCTGCCGATCGCGGCAATCCCGGTGACCGCCTTGTTCGAACCGCCCGCGTTGACAGTCTTCTCGACCGAAGTGGCGACGTTGTCGATCTTCGGCACGCCCTTTTCGGCTTCCGCGCCGATCGCCGCGACGGCCTGCCGGGCATCGGCGCTGCCGCTCTTGGCCCCGGAGGAATCGATGTTGACGCCGATCGAGATGCGATAGGGAGAGGCTGCCATCAGTCGGCCTCATTCAGGACCGGAAGCGCTGCGGCCTCCATGACGCGGAGGTCGGCGAAGACCTCTGTATCAGCGTCGATCGAATCGAGGACGAGCTTGCAGGCGACGTAATCAAGCCCGAACCACACCAGCCCTGCCATGCCGGCCGCGACGCGCCACTGGGTCTGGCATTCGAGGAAAGCCATCAGTGAATCCCAGTTTGCCGGCATGATCTCCATCTCATCGTCTTGCTTCGGGCGGGCGGCAAATTGAACGCCCATCCTTTGAAACTGCTCCCGAACCTTGTCGGGCACCCCCACGGGCTTCGTTCGATCGCGACGGCCGGAGCGGATCCGCGCCCAGCGCTCCGCCGCCGCTTTCAGTTTTTTAGGCGCGCCCGGTCCTGGCTGATCGCTTCTTCGTAGGCGTTCAGCAGCCCCATCTTCACTCGTTCGATCGCGTAGAGTGCTCGAAACGTGGCGTCCGTGAACGGGATCGGCTTGTCCCCGTCATCGGCGTCGACGATCTTGCTCCAGCCGCGGACCACATCCTGGACGGCGGCCTTGTCATGCTCCTCCAGTTCCGCCTGGATCAGCTTCAGCTCGTCGAGGCCGAGCGGCTCCTCGACACCATCTTCACCGACAGTCTTGCGGTCCATCTTCTTCAGTATGGCGAGGCGGGCATCGCGGGACGCCTGGATGCGTTCCGGCGGAAGGATTGCGAAGGTCACCTCGAATTCGCGCAGAATGTGCTTGCCGGGCTTTGCGGGGTCGGGCTCCATGACCTTGACGGGCCACGGAAAGGTCAGTTCGGAAAACAGCTTGAAGGTCATTTCACCGGGCTTTCAAAGAGGTTTGGAAATCAGCGGAAGGTGATGACGAATTCGTCGTTGCCGGCGTCGGGTCTGTACATCAGCGGCAAGGTGTTGTTTCGGATCCGCTGAGTGGCGCCGTATGTGAGCCGCCCGATCTGCACCTTCGGCGCATCGAACTCGACGATGTTGCCGGCCACGGTACCGTGCTGGGCGGCCATCACGCCGACTGTGTGCGACTGCATCGTCTGCAGCCAGTTCTTCTCAGTCAGCAGCGCCGCCTCGAAGATCGCCTGGCCGACCATCTGACGACCGGTCTGACGGATCGAGCGCTGGTTGATCAAGAGCCGCGGTTCGATCGCGTTGGCGAGGTCGAAGCTCCAGCCCTCGCAGGCGCCGGCAAACCCATGCAGCGAGACCGTCGTGTTCTCAAAATTGACCGGCACAGGATCGATGAACTTCGAATCGTCGATCGTCGGCAGGGCCGTGTCGGAAAAGGTACCGAGCAGGCCGGTCATGGTGAAGACGAAGCGCGGCATCTGGCCGGGGGTGAGCTGGCCGGTCACCGTGCCGCGGCAACCGGCCATGATGTGGTTCACGCCGTCGTCGTTGAAATAGATCGTGCAGCTCTCGAAGAGCTTCGAGACCGGGTGATACTGGACGTCGGTGTCGGCCGTGATGACCTCGGCAAGGCCGGAAGAACGCAGGAGCGGCGAGCAGCCCGGCGGCGTGCCGGGATCGCCGGAGCCGGCAATCTCGATTTCCATCGACAGGCGGCAATAGTTCCCGTCGAAGATCACGCCCTGGTGACCCATGTAGGGCTTGATCAGGTCGCGAGTGAGATCGTTGCCAACGAACGGTTCGTAGCTGACGTTGGTCCCGATCATCGCGTTGGCGGCGCCTGTTGGCGTCGGGTCCTCCGCGTAGACGGTTTCCGTTTTCGCCAGAATGGCGAGATTGTCGACGTAGCGCTCAGTCACCCTGGCTCTCCTTCTTCGATTTGCCTGCAGGCTTTGCTTCCGCAGCCGGCTCCACGGATGCGGCCGCTTCAATCTTCGGTTTCGCCTGTTCGGTGCGGCTGACCAGCTTGAGGGAACCGTCTGCCTGCCGGATGTAGGATCCGCCTTGACCCTTCATGTCAGTTTCCTTTTCTGATGAACCGGCTTGTCTGCCAGGTCTGGACGTAAACGGTGGCGCCGTTGCCGCGGCCGAGCGGCGCGGACTTGCCGGCCGCCAGCCAGAAGAGTTCGTTTCCGGGCTCGATTGCCCAGCCGGCAAGTGCGGCCTCGATCTCGCCGCTATAGGTGTCAAACTGCGAGACGCGCTTGGCGCCCTTGGAATCGTCGTGCCGGCGGACGACGAAGGCGACCAGGATCTGCACGCCGACCTCCTGGCGAAAGCCGCCGGAGGCCCGGCTGTTCGGGCTGCCGAGCTCGCGGTACGGAATGACGAAGGTCGCGCCGCTCTTCGGCGCGATGCCCTCCGCCAATGCGGCCAGGTCCTCGGCGGCCGAAACGTCCGAGAGCGATGGCGCCATGGCTTTCAGGCGGTCGATGACGTCCTGGATCATCAAAGCCACCCTTTGAGCTTGTCAGCGGTGAACATAGGTTCCGGCCCGACGATGCTGACGCGGCCGCTGTCGGATGGTGCCGGCTGCGGATCGTCGACGCCGATCGGCAAGTCCAGAACGCCGCGAGCCAGATCCTTCAAAGCCGTGAGCGCATCCTTGTAATCGCGCACGACGTAGTCCGGAGCGCCGTCGCGATGCAGCTGGTAGCGGGCGATCGAGACGCACCAGGTGCGCAGCAAATCGGGCACGGCTGTCAGCGGCAGCGCATAGCGAACGGCGACATAGCCGTTGGCGATATTGTCTGCGTGCACCAACGCAGCCTCGACGACGTCGGGATCGGGAATACCGTCTTCGTCTCGATCGGCGACCTGAAGGATTTCATCCTCGCCGGCACGCTCGATCAGATCTTCGAGGCTCGCGTAGGGCATGGGTCAGTCCACCACCTTGCCGGTTTCCCACGAGGTGACCAAGCGCATCTCGCGTAGCGGAGCGTGTTCTGCTTCGGTGAGGACAATGGGCTTGCCCAGCTTGAACTTGACGTTGTTGTGCCGGATCGGGCCGCCGATAACATGGACCTCGCGCCGTTCCACCCGGGCACCTTCGCCGAAGAGCAGGTTAACGAGGTGGCTGCGGTCCTCGGCCGACAGATCGGCCGGCTCTATGATTCCGCTTGCGGCCATGATGGTGGCCAGGTCGAATTTCTCACCCGTGGCGTCCCCGGAAGCCGATGCTTCCGCTTCCGGGGCCGGCTGTGCCTTTTCCGCCTCCGCCAGGATGGCTTCGGTCGGAGTAGCGTTCACCTGCGGTTTCACAAGCTCGGCCGAAGCTTCGCCAGCAGCATCGCCGCTATCGCTGGGGGTATTACTCCCGTCAGGCCCGTTCTCGCCTGACGGGGTGGATGCCGGATCACGCGGCTCCTCGGGCTTGACCCGAGGATCGGTGGCGGCATCCTGCCCCGGAGTGACCGTGGTCTCAGTGACCTCCTCGGCCGGGGCGTTGGATTTCATGGGCTTCTTGGCCATCTGGCCCTCCTTTCGGATCTTGCGAAAAGGATCGCGGTCGATCCCCTTCGAAAAATCCGCCCGGCATTCGCGCCGGGCGTAGTTCACACGGCAGTGGATCAGGTGATGTCGGAGATGAGGTAGCCCAGCTCGGGAGCGGAGATGACTTCCTTGACGCTCTCGCCCGAGCGGACGCGATCGGAGCCGCGCAGTCCGATCTTCGGTTCAGGAATGGAGCCGGAAACGCGGGTGCCAAACTGCGCCGTCCAGCCGAAGGTGGGTGTCGCCGAGACGCTGTCGGCGAGCTGCGCCTTATGGAAGAGCAGGCAGTTATCGCCCCAGGCGCGCTGGCGAGCGACTGGCTGGCCTGGCTTTGCGCTGTTGACCCAGCCTTCGCCGATATAGATGTCGTCCAGCTCCAGGAGGTCGGCGACCGCTCGCTTGTTGGCATAACCGTCGCCGGCGCCCGAAGGCGTCAGAGCACGCAGCACGCTCGGGTTGGTGCGCAGCGTCGTCCAGGCTGAGCGCCCCATGGCGGCATGGTTCGGACGCATGACCATGCTGTCGGCAGCTTCGGCGACCGCAACGATGGGTTTGCTGTCGGCGTCACTCCATTTCGAGGCACCGACCAGCGTCTCCTTGTTGTCCGCACCATAGGTGGCGGGATCGAACACGCGACTGGAGACGCGGACCTCGCGATCGAGCAGCACCAGATCGATGAGCTTCTGCGCCGCGAATGCACGCGGGTCGTAACCGGCCGGAGCATTTTGGCTGTCGGCGACGGGGACAACATCGTCGAGACCGTAATCGTCGGTGCGATCCTCGATCTCTTCGGCATTGAACTCGACAGTGTTCGGCTCGGATTTACGGCCGACCTTGGTGTCATGACGGGTGATGAACTGCCCGAAATCAAAGCGCCACCACTTGAACTGCTCGCGTGGCAGAAGCGGGTTGAGGCGCGGCAACACGAGATCGGCGATCAATGCGTTGTTGCGGTAGGCCTGGACGATGCCGACAAGCACCGGATCGACGGGAAAAGGCTGACCTGCCATGGAGGGCTCCTAAGGGGTTACGGGCGCGCTTTACGCGGCGCCCTGGATGCTGCCGCGCTGAATGAAGGCGCGCACGAAATCTCCGGCCACGGCGCCGGCAAGCACGAAACCGGCCGTGACGTTGTTAATGCCGGCCGCAGGCGCTGCCGCGACGGCAACACCAGCCGCGCCCGCCGTGATGGCCGCACCCGGCGCGATCGTGCCGCCGGCGACCACTTCGGCGGGACCGAAGAGAATGACGTCGATGCGCTCGCCGTCGGTCGCGCCGGAGGGGAAGTCGGTCACGCCGGCAATGATGTCCGTTGGGGCAGTTGCCAGTGCGACTTCACCGTCATTGGCAGTGAACTTCACAAGGCGACGGTGGCCGATGGCGCCCGACGCGACGAGGGTCTTGGTGAAGGGGTTCATGGGCGTTCCTTTACCGGCGGGACTGGAGGCGCATGGCGGCCTGGGCGGGCGAGATCGTCTCGCCTTTGTCCTTGGCCGTGCGGATTTCGGTTTCGATGGCGGCCTGGACATAGGCCGGGTCGGAGAAGTCATGACCATCGCCAGTGCCAAGCTCACCCTCGGTTACCGGCTTCGGCAGCTTGGAGAGGAGATCGCGGAGGGCAGCGCGGCCGGTGGTCTTCACGACCTGGTCGCCTTCGGAGAACTCCAGTGCGCCATCGTCGATTTCGGAGAAGAGCGCGGTGGCGGTCGCCTGAAGGCCGATCGGCAGGCGGCCGTCCTCGATGATCGCGGCAACGAAATCTGCATCTTCCTTGGCGCGTGCCTTCTTCTCATTTTCGGAGAAGGTGGTTTCCCGACCGGTGATCGCGGTCTCGCGGGAGTTAAGAGCGGCTTCGCGAGCTTCAAGCTCCGCCAGCCGCTCCTCGGCGGTCTTGGTCATGTCTGGTTCCTTCGGTGAGGTTTCGGAGAAAAGAGTGCGGTTATCTTCAGCGCGCGCTTCGATGCGGCTCTCGATCGCAGCCTGGGTGAGTTGCTCCAGGTCATAGACCGGGATCAGCCGGTCGGCCGTTTCAAGGTCATTTTCCTCGATCAGCCAGTCGCGCAGGCGACGGAACATCCGGGAGACGTTTTCAAAGGCCCAGGAATTTCGCCACTCGGAGAATTCGATCTCGACCAGCTCATCCCCATCCGAGAACTCGACCGGCTTTAAACCCTTCACCGCCGGCGGCTCGGCTCCGAGAAAACCAACGTGGCGGAGGTAATACTGGCCTGGGGTGGGATTGCCCTTATCGTTCGGTCCATAGAGCGCGGCGGACCGCTTCTTGAACCGGCCTTCGCGGACCAGCTCGGAGAAGGTCGGCTCGACCTGGTCGGCTTCGGCGATCAGATGGCCGTCCTTTACAGAAAGGCTCTTTACCCAGCCGTAGGCCGGCAGGTTCTGTTTGGGATGCCCTACAACGACTGGCGCCTCGTGCAGCGTCGGATCATAGGCCGAGGCGATTGCAGCAACGTCAGCCTCCGAAAAGCTGAGCGTCGCCCCCTTGGCGGTCGTGTGGGTTCCGGTGCGGAAAATCTCGAACGGTTTCATGCCCGCATCTAAGGCGGATGCGGCAGATTAATCCGCCGTCCGAAATCGGACGGTCACAGAACCAATTTGAGGGGGAGGGGCTGGTTGTGACCATAAACGCGGACGTGAGCGGGAGCAACCATGTCCGTCTTCAATTTTGAAGGGGTTTTGAAGCCCGCGGGCGCGCATTCCGGGTCTCGCCCGTGGGTCGGGGCGTCGGAACGTTTCCACAGCGCTCCTGAGGCGAATTTCATGGGGTTGGCTTTTGATGCTCCACCGCGTCGGCGAAATGGTCGAGGACGATGCCGAGGATCTCCTCGATGTCGTGTCCATTCGTACCGAGGAACTGGCGCCTCGGGATGGTGACGGATTTCACATGAAAGGTTTGGCCGCCCATCGAGAAGACGAGGGCGGCCGCGTTCTTCGGAACGATCGTGCCGCCCTCGTTGTGTATCCGCGCATAGACCTCGTTGGAGCCCCACTCGACGCCGCTATCCTCGACGAGCTGCCAGACGATCTGCGAGAGCGCACGCGTTTCGCCGCGAAGTTTGCCGGGGCCTTTCTTCGTCTTGGCATAGAGCGGGTTGAGGTCTGGCCAGGGATTGCCCTCAGGATCTGTCTCTGAAAGGAAACGGGCTCGGGTAGACTTGGCGCCGTATTCGCCGATGTTCTTTAGTGCCGGCGTCACATCGCCGGCGGCGTCATAAAGGCGGGCAAGCGCGGCGTCGACGTCTATGCTGTCGAGTGTGATGGATGCTGCCACAATGGTCTCTCCGTTGCCGCGTCAAGTGCGCGGTGTTATATTGCGTCTGTCACCGGTCGAGGCCCGTTCGCCCTCCGTAGGCCAGTGACATGGGCGCGTCGAACGGAGACGCGCCTTTGTCATTTTCGGAGTGAACTCTAGGCTCATTCGGCATTCTGCGATGTTTGATGCCGCTTGGGCCGAACTCGGCCGAACTCATCGCGCACCGTGACGCGTCTACCCGGTGTGCCAAGATATTCATCGGTCGAACTACGCCCATTGTGATCTACGACCGTCACAACAAAGCGGCAGCCGTGCCTGTCGACTGAGTAGCGTGCGGTCAATACGCGGAACGCGTCAGCTCTCACTCCATGTCGTTGACAGAGGTCATCCAACGCCTGCGCGTAAAGATCGATGGCTCGGGCCAGTGAAGCCGAGGGCTGCGCACCAGATGAAGTCCCAGCGATGAAGTCGACCAATATGTAATCTTCAGGGCTTTTTGCTGACTCGCCAAACACATCGGTCTCATAGACGCCGATCATCAACCCGATCCCGCTCGCGAGCGAGTCGGCGATGTTATGCCCGATAGATTTCAATTTGCCGAACTTCATTTTACCAACTTAACCGCATCAGGCTCGCAGGCAAAGGGCACTCCGATCCGGTGTGAACGGCACTGCGCTCGAACCAGGTGGTTTGAATTTCCCCTCAATTCGCATCACGTTGATAGAGCAATGCCCCGCGCCGAAACTTCTCCAGGTAGTTTTCCGTCGTGTCGAAGCCGGTGATCGCCGTCCAGCCTTTCGATGTCCATTCGAAGCGGATGAACAGACTGCGGCCGCCGGCAAGCGTGACGCGCTTCAGATAGGCCCTGCGCAATACCACGCCGCTCTTCACCTGCGCCCAGTCCGCCCAGATCTCGTCGGGCGCAATGATCGTGTTCGCCAGCAGTCGTGCATATTGGCCGCGGCCACGCTTGCCGCTCTTTAGGCCGATCACAGTGCCCTCGGCCGTGCGCTGCTCGAACAGCGCCTGGCTGACAGAGATGATCCCGCCGGAAACGTCGCGGAAATAGCCGTAGCCGCCGGGCTTGACGTCGAATGGCTTGAGGAAGGCCTCGACATATTGCTCCGACCTCAGCTCTTCTGAGAGAAGGTCGCTCGCCCTGGCGCGCGTCGCCGGCGGCATGGGCGGCAGATCCGCAACGGCCGGCATGTCGCCGAAGGCCGGCAATGGCTTGCGCAGCTCGGCCGGCACGATGCCGTGCATCCATTCGTGTCCGACGTTGTACTCCCACCCGCGATCGATCCCCGGAATGCGGATCTCGGCCTGACCAGTGCGAGGGTCAGTGTCCTCATAGGGCTTGAGGTCGGGCGTCGGATCGGGACCGGACTTGCCAAGCGCCCGCATCTCGCGTTCGGAAAGGGCTTCGACGTCGCAGCCGCAGCCCCAGCCGTTCGGCGGATAGATGCGCAGCCATACCGGATCGTCGGCCCGCCAAACCCTGCCGTTCCAGGACAGGTGCAGAAGCCGCGGGTGCTCCGCGCCGGAATGGATATATTGCCAGTACGGGCGATATTTCAGGACGTCGGGATCGGTCAGCTGCGCGTAGCGGCCGGCCATGTAGCTGGTCCGCATGTTGGTCGTGTAGACGATCCTGGCCCGCCAGGCGCGCCGCTCTTCCTCGGTCTTGCCGTGCGAAAAATGCTTCCAGCCCGTGCGCTCGACGATGGCGTTAAAGTCGCTTTGAAACTCCTTGAAACCGGTTCCGTCACGGCGGGCCTTCTCGATCGCGGCCCGGAAATCGGCAAGCATGTCCTCGCGGGTAACACCGGCAACCGAGAAGGCGCGCACATGCGCGGCATGCTTCAGATCGTCCCAGCGCCTGGTCGGCAGGTTCACCTTGCCGGCAAGGAAATCGATCGCCTCCTGGAATGGCAGTCCGTCAGCCATTGGCGCCCACGCTGTCATGGCCTTCGAGGCGGGCAAGGGTGATGCCCTGCTCGAAGATGCCGGCGAGGTCGTCGATCGCCAACTTCGCCGACAGGCCCGTGAGCCGGCGGATCAGATCGTCATAGTCGCGCGCCTCGGTGAATTCGGTGCGGATCTGCTCGATCATGGCGTCGATCGCCGGCTGCGCGAAACCTTCAAGCTGGTCGGAGAGATGCTTGACCGTCTCGGCATTCTTGTCGGCGGCCGTCGCAGGCGGATCGGCAAAGTCGAGATTGGCGGTCGCGGCCGGAGCGCCTGGCTGCGTTTCTTCCTCGGGCGCCTCAGGCTCCTTTTCCACCCAATCGCCGCCATAGGTCTCGTTGATGTAGTCGACGCTCTTCGGCTTGTAGCCCATGCCGTGGATCGTCTCGTCGCGCTTAACTTTCTGGTCGAGATCCTCGGCCTCGGAGAAGTCACGCCAGACGTCCGGCAGACCAGCGCCCGGATAATTCAGCTCGACGATCCAGCGGACCAGCGTGTTCTTGATCGTGGAACTGATCAGGTCCGAGGCCGCTTTTGCGATCGCGATGCGGATCTCGTTATGGATTTCGCCAAGCGATCGGGCGCCGCGTTCGCCGGAATTGGTGGTCAGCGTTTCGCCGGACACAGCCTCGCTCATCAGTTCGTCCAGGTAGCGGGCAAGCTTCTCGTAGATCTCGCCACCACCACCGTTCGCCGCTTCGAGCAGATCAGCCTCAACGCTTTTGGGGATGACGAGGCCGGTGTCATTGGCCATTTGCCGCAGCACACCGACCAGTTCCTCCTGGCGCTTCTTGTCGTAGGCACCATCATAGGAAAGGACGGTCGTCGGCGTGGCGTGCTTTTCCGAGCCACGCAGCCAATGCGCCAGCACCTGGCGCTTGAACCAGGCGGGCCAGAACAGGACCGAGCCAAGACCGACGCCATAGGGATCGTCGTCGTCATCGTCGATCGAATGACGGTGAACGATGAATTTTCGATCGGGAACCGGCTCGCCGTCGATCGTGTTCGAGCGGGTGAGAAGCCGCAGCTCGCCCTCGACGGTGAAGCGGAAGCGACGCTGCTTCTTGACCTTGACGGCCACGGCCTCCCAGCCAAGGGCCGTTGATGACCACAACACCTCGGCGACCGCGAAGCCCTTCAGGACGGCCCCGAGCAAGCCCTTGGTGAGCCGATCGAAGTTGATCGCCTTCAACTGGCGCTCGACTTCGGCGGCGGCCTTCTTGTCGAGACGGCTTTCAGATGCCGGCTGCACCAACCATTCGCGCGAGACGACCTCCAGCTTGAGCTTCTGCAGGATCGCGAAGGCATGCGGATCACGGCGAATCTCATCGTAGATTTTGATCGCCGAGGCACCTCCACGAGAAGCAAGCACGTCGTCGGTTGGCTGAAGCAAGCCGGTGAAGTTTGGGACGTAAGGGTCGCTGGAGGTGGTTGCGATTTCGGGAAGGGGCGGGGTGGCCATCTTACATCCTCAGAAAGCTGGAAAGATCAGAGCGGGCTTCGACCCCGCCGAAGTTGCCGCCGAACTCTTCCGCGACGCGGCTGCTCGATCGCGGCGTGCCTGTCGTGCCGGCGCCGACTTCGCCTGTGTCCTGTTCGCTGGCAAAAACTGCCAAGGCGCCGGCTATCGCCGAGTCACCGTGGCGCTCGAAACCATCCGCACCCATGGAGCGGGCATCGTCGGGCACTTTGGCGATGCCTTTGACCATCTTGAGCGCCCGATAGTCGGTAAGGACATCGTCATCGAGCGGAAGCTCGAATGAGCCGTCTTCAAAGCCGGCTTTAAGCTTCGGCATATTGAGCAGGTACCAGGTCGGGTTGAGTTTGATCTCGCTGATCAGCGAAACACCGAATTCCTGTCGGCAGACCTCCGCCAGGAAGGCACCGTTGCCGGTCGCGTCGAATGCGCCGTGACAGAAACGTGGTAGATGTTTGATGATGAAGAAGACGATCTGCTTCTGGCTCTCGAAGGGTACGTCTCGCAGCTCCAGCAGGAAAGGCGTGGCAAGGGACAGGTCGGAGCGGATTTGTAGTGGGTGGATGACCGAAAGGTCGCCCGAGCGGCCGAAATCCTGGCCGAGGCAAGACCGCAACGTCGGATCGAGCGCCTTCAGGAGGGGAAGGAGCTTTTCCTGACAGAACTCTTCTATCTCCGCGTCCCGCAGTTCGGCAGGCCAATCAACGAAACCGGGCGGCGCTATCCAGCGGATGACGGGAATATCCTTATGCATGCGCGCGACGATCAATGTCCGCGGCAGATACGCGCCGCCGCCCTGGGAGGGTATGCAGCGCAGCTCCTCGTCGGCGCCGGCGCCATAGGACTTGTAGATATCGGCGCGCCATGCGGCTTCGCCTTCCGGCGTCCAGGTCTCACCGGTTTTCAGGCAGACGCGCTGATAAAGACCGTACTCCAGTGCATCGTCGAAGGTGACGCGAACAACCTTGCCCGGCCGTTTGCCGCCCCGGATCTCCTGGATCAGCTCGTTGAACGGATTATCGACGCCGTTATGGGTGGAGATGACCAGCACCTTGCCGCCCCAGATCAGCAGCGCCATGGCCGCCTTCAGCAGTTCGGCCGGATCGTCATGGAAAGCGTACTCGTCGATGATTACATAGCCCTGGCGGCCGCGTAGCGAACGCGGCTTCGAGGATAGCGCGACGACTTCGAAGCCGCTGGCAAACGTGATGCGGAACGCCTTGATGGCCTTTTCCGCACCTTTCTCGCCTTCCTCGATGAACAGGAACTCGGCAACTTCAGAGCATGCCGGCATGAATGCCTTGGCCCACATCGCGCAGCAGTCGATGAACTCCCGCGCCATATCGAAATTGTAGCCGATATAAAGGACGTCCATGCCGCCTTCGGTGCGGGCGGATCCAGCCGTCAGGACCGCGTCGGCGCCGACGCCCCAGGTGGCACCGACGCGCCGGCTCTTGTCGGTGACGACCAGGCGATACATCGCGGTCGCCGCGAGCAGTTCCTTCTGATGCTCCAGGAGGACGTCCGGCAGTTCCTTGCCTTCCAGCTCCGGCGGGAGTGAAAGCTGCATCACACGACGGTGGCGCGCCCAATCCTCCTCGGTGACGAGCTGGCTGGTGTCGATCTCGGCAGGATTGACGTGCAGGCTCATCAGCTACGCACTCCGAGGATCTGCGCTTTGATCTCGGCGACGGTCTGCCGGGTGAGGCCTTTTGCTGTGGCGACAGTCTCGACCGCGCTTTCGACCTTTTCGGCGAATTCCTTCTCGACCTTCTGGCGGCGCGATGTAGAGACGCCTTGGGCCTGTGTCGCAGCCCGCAGCGCGTTTGCAAGGGACATCGCATCTTTGGGCACGAAGCCCGCTTCGCCGGCATTCGTGACTAGCTCGAACACCAATGTCTTAATGGCTTCGGCGGCGATCAGTGTGAGGTTGTCGGAATCACCGGCATCGAATTTCGCGGCAAGGGTCGAGGCGATCTCGCGGGTCTGGTTGAGCCGCTGGGTGAGCGTGGCAAGCTTGATCGAATAACGATTGAAGGCGGAAAAAGACGGTATCGCGAATTCCAGCTCGCCGCGATATTCTCGCTGAAGCGCTTCAAGCTTCGCATAAAACTCCTCGTATATTTCCGTCTGGGTTCGCTCGCGCTTCTGCAACTCAGCCGCAGCCCAATCGACGACATGGGCGCAGGCTTCCGGAAGAAGTTCGATGCCATTCAGGCGTCCGCGACCCTTCGCCATTCTAGTTCTCCGGCTCGGAGGGGCGCGTCACGCCTTCAATGGCGATGTCGCGGTCAAGATGCCGGCGCCCGACTTTGGTCAGGGTGGCAATCTTCACAGAGCCGGCGCTGGTGAGGTTCACGGCCTCACGGCGTTCCAGATATTCCATCTGCTCGTGGATCCAGACGCGCTCCTCGCGGATCGTGAAGATGGCAAGGATTTCCTCGATCATGCTGCTGTCGAGCGTACCGTTCGTCTGTTCGGCAAGCGCCTTTAGGATGATGAGGCGGGCGCGTTCGCGGCGGACCTTGGCCCAATCGATACCGAGATTGCTCATGACTTCCTCACCTGTTCGCGCAAAAGGTCGGCCAACAGTTCGCCATTCGCTCGGATCGGCTTAAGGCTCTCCGTCAGAACGGCGATCTCCTTTGACAGCTCGGCCATGTTCATCTCGATCCGGTGCTGGGATTCCTGTGTCGGCAGATGTTCCATTTCGCCTTCGATCCCGCCGATCCGCTTTTCATGGTCGGCGATCGAGGTCTCGGCCTTGTCGATCCGGGCAACGAGAGACTTTTCCCCGGACGAGAAGAAATTCTTGCCGTGCCCGAGCAGTGCAATGATCGAGAGGGCAAGCGTCAGGTACTGCAAGATTTCTGCAAGGCTCATCGGTGAAACTTTTCCTGCTCCAAGAAGGTCTGGCATTCGATGCAGCGGCGGGCGAACGGCGCTGCCGCCCGGCGCTCTTCCGGAATCGGAAAGCCGCAGCTGGTGCAATTCGCCGCGCCTTCCGTCGCGACGGCCGCTATCGCCTGGGCAATCATCGCATCGCGCTCCTGGCTTTCGCGCAGTGCGGCCAGATCGAGGCTGGCATTGCTCCCGAAATTCATGGGGCACCGCCAATCGCCTTGACGGCCGCGGCTCGGCGTTGCTCGCATACGCGCAGCGCACTCCGATCGGCGCCCCAAAGGGTGGTCGCCTCAGCGGCCGAGATCGCTCGGTCCGGCAACGCGGTGGGGTCGGCACAAGGCTTTTCGGCCTCCGCCGGAACCGTCTTTTTCGCATCGATCAACATCACGGTCGGCTTCTCCTCAACGACGGTTGAGGAGGCGCACCCGGCCAATGTCGAGGCCATTGCGATCGCCATCAGGCAAAGCCGCATTTGCTTTCTCCAGATCCTCTTGGGCTTGACGGGCATCCTCGCGTGCTGCCGCCAATTCGTTGTTGAGCCGCATCGCGGTATTGGCTTGGGCAGCTTCGGCCAGCGCCACTTTGACGTTCGCTTCGGCGATCTGGCCTTTCCAGTAGGTGTCCCGCTCGGTGACTGCTGCCTTGACCCGATCGACGATGATCTCGCCGAGCTTGTCGGCGGCACGGTATGCGAAATACGCAGCACCGAGAGCGAGTAGGGCGGCGACCGCAAAGACGATCCCGATCTTGATCAGCGGCGTGGCCGCCTTCGATAACCACCCCGAAATCATGGCGAGCCTTCCTCCGGCTGGTCGCGCGGCAGGTAAGGAGGAGGGGAAGGTGGGTCGAAGCTGCGATCGGTCATCGCCCTGAAATCCATCGCGCCGGAGAACCGATGGATGCCGAGCAACGCGGCAATCAGGACGATCATCGACGGGACGACGATATTGGCGAGCGCCACCGCCTGCTCGGAACCACGTACGCCGTGATAGACGATGGCGCCGATCGAACACCAGGCGAACAGAAAGGACAGCCAAAACGCTTGGCGGGTGAGCCTGTATCCGGGTTTGCGCATATCAGACCTCGTTTTTCGAGGTCGGCACGCCGGCGGCCGTAAGCTGTATCTTGCCACCCTTCGGAGGCTCGCCGGTTTTGGGCCAGCGGACAGCGGCCATGCGGTTCTTTTCGATGCGGGTGATCGATACGCTGTTCGACTGATTGCCGCCCAGGATGTGGTAATGCGTCCGATCCTCGCCGACATAGAGGCCGACATGCCCGCCGCCGGGGCGCACGAAGGTCATGATCGCGCCGCGGACCGGCGCGTCGAGCCGCTTGCCGAACTTACCCCATTCGAGCGCTCCCAGCGGGTTCTTGGGCAGCAACTCACGGGGCAGGGTGGTCGCGATGATGTTGCCGATGAAGAGGCCGCACCAGGGGATATCATCATCGGCATAGAAGGAGGCGATCCAACCGCCGAGCTTCTTCGCCCAGCTCATGATCGTGCTGTTCGACTTCGGGCCGACGATCTCCCTCAAGCCCATGAAGCGGCACGCCTCACGCATCCAGACGGGTTCTGCCGGGATCGGGACCTGCTTTTCGTAGATGGCAAGCGCGCCTGGCCGGACGCCGGGATCACGCCGCAACGCTGCGACCGTCGCCTCGTCGGCAACGCCGCTCACCGGCAGTTTTTCGGAGGCCTGAAAAAGGCGAAGCGCCTCGATCACGGCGCGGCCATGGACACCATCCATGGTGCCCGCATAACAGCCCCAGGCACGTAGCCGGCTGATCAGCCATTCTTCAAAGGTCATTAGCAACCCCACAAATCGGTAACCGTCTGCGGGCACAGTGGCTCGTGCTGAGCGAGCCGGGCAGCGTCCGAAATCGGACGGGGCTGAAACTGAGGTGGTCTTAGAAAAGGGAGCCTTGGGGATCGTCCTTGGGCGATGCCTTGCGCTTCGCCCTATGGTCATAAACCGTCGATCGAGCAACGCCGGTGGCGGCTGTGATCTTGTTGACCGTATGCCCCTTGTCGATCATTTCCGCCAGGATGCTGGCGCGTTTGCGCTTTTGGCCGCCGATCGAAGGGGGCAGGGTTATGTTCTGTCCCCCGAATACTTCTGCGATCGCTCGGGCCTCGTCAAGCCCCACCAGTCGCGCCAGCCAATGGTCCGGCTTCACCTTGGCGGGGACATAGAATTCCTGGCAGGCCTTCTCGGTGGCGAGGATCATCGCAGCTCTCTCACCGGCCGCGTCGGCGATCCGGTTGAGGAGCGGCGTGAACCAGGCGCGATCGGGAAGATCAGACATGCTTTTTCGCGGCGCGAATGCGCTTCCCGAGCTCATTCATGACGCGGATCCAGTCCTGCGGCGTCATGGCGCCAAGCCAATCGGTGCGGGCTGCGGCCGCAAGTGCCACCTGGTCAAATCCCAGTCTGACGACGAGGTTTGCTTCCGGGTGCAGGATCTTCCATTGCGCCCAAGCGATCTTGGCGCCGTCAGCTGCAAGCCAGTCGAGTGATGCCCGGCTCCATTCGACACCGGCCTCGCGTGCCATCCAGCTTTTGAGCGCCTCGATGACCCCTGCGGCATCGTCCGGGAACCGCAGGAACCGTTCTGCCGATAGACCGGTCTGGCGCCGGACGAATGCCTCCAGCGCCGCATCCTCCCGATCGCGAACAAGTCCAAGGTTCCAAGCCGCGATCCAGAGCGCCTGCAGCTTGGCGGCATATCGGCCGGAGAGTTTGCGTTTGCCGTTGCGGCGCTTTGAGGTGGGTTTGAAGCCGAGCCGGCGTAGCTCGTCGACTACCGCTTCTTTCTCAGCTGAAGACATGAGCGTGAGACGGTCTTTGCGGGCGACGCGGGCATAAAGCGCGCGGCGGCCGTCTTCGTCGATGCCGAGCTGTCGGCATCCAGCGTGAATGGTCGCAGCTGCCGAAGACATGTTAGCCCCCACTCGAACGAACAAGCGATGTTGTGAATTCACGCCCGCGACCTTTGAGGCAGCGTCCAGTCATGCAATTGTCAGGAAGCACAATCTGGAGTGGGGCATGACGGTGATCAGAATAATCGGATATGTGATCGGTGCCGTAGTGCTGCTTGGCTTGCTGGGCGGCATGCTGGCCCTGATTATGTTCGGTGGTGAGCCTGGCATTTTCGGTTTTGGCGGGAACTGGTGGAGAAAGCAGCTCTACGATTTCCAAACGTTGATTACTGGTATCCTTGCGGTGTCGGCCGCCGGCGCCACGGTATGGCAGATGCGCGCAACCGATAGAGAAAATGAGCGGCGTCATCGTCAGCTTGTGACGGTTTCGCTTCGTTCCGATCGGTTGAGTATCGAGCGCATGCTCATCCCTCAATTTGGAGAGCTGAAGATTCTCTACAAGGATCTTAAGAATGCTCCCGGCTTTGAAGGGCCGAGCGACGGAATAGAGGATATCGAGGCTGTTGTCGCCTATGCAAAAGAGGGCCGCCGGATGTTCAATGGAGTTGAAAAAGTCATTGACCGACCGCATTGGGCGGCCGCTGAAAAGCTCTTTGGAGGACTCCTTACATTCCGCTTGGTGGAGTTGAGGGAGCGTCTGGAGAGAGCGCAGACGGAAATGAGGCAACTGGGCGCTGCGGCTGCGCAGTTGAAGGGGTATCTGGAAGAGGCTCAGAGCAACGAATTGAAAATTCGAGTATCTCCGGGGCCTTCTAAGGAGTATTTGGAGCGGAAACTGAAGGATGTCATCGAGTCGATAGAGCGCGGTCGCCCCACAGACTCTGTGGCGCGCGGGATGGAACCCGTATTTCAGGAACTGTACAAATTGGCTGACGCCTACGAGATTAAACTGTAGAGTGAGCATCTTGTACCTCAAGCCTTAGCCAGATCGATCGTCACCGCCTGCCACTGGTCGGTGACGGCGGCCCGGCGATAGAACCGCAGGTACTCTTTCGAGCCTGTCACCCGCATCGCATCGCGGATCGCGTCCATGGCCCGTTGCCAGCGCTCGTCCTCGATCTGGTGGCGCAGCAGCATGAAGATCTCGGCGCGATTGATCTTACCTTCCTTGTCGGTGTTGAAGGCGCGGGTAACGATTGCCTGGATTTCCGGCCGGCTGTCGGCCGACCATTCGTTGAGGCACTCGTCGATCAGGCTTTTGGCGATCTGCAGCTCCGGCCCGAAATCGATCAACTCGGCGACCTGCACCTGGACCTTCATCAATCCGTCAACGGTCTGATAGGTGCGATTGCCCTTGGCGCCGCCGATCTTGGCGCCGTATTCCTGGGCCAGCAGGGCGTCCAGGTCACCGAGGTCGGTCATGGAATGTCCGCGAAAACGGGCAATCTGCGCATTGAGATCGAGCGCGAAGGCCATGATCTTGCGGACGGTTTCGTCCTGCAGCTTGTCCTGCGGCTTCACCATGGCGAGCGGCACGTAACCGCCCTTGGCGTCGGTCATGAATTCCTTGCCGTTGATGACGGTGATGCCGTCGAGGCGCTCTTCGAGAATGACTGCGTTCATTTGCTGAAATCCTAATATGTTAGCGGGAATGGTTCATCGCTGGTGTGAAGGCGTGGGGCGGGGAGGGAACCGCACGACATTGCTGTGCGGGCGGAAGGCATCGAGTACGATGACGCTTGCCGGAGCGACGAGCGTCTGGCGCTGTTCCGCCGCCTGGCTGTCAAAGGCGTGCCAATGGGCGATCGTTTCGAGATTGAGGGCGTCGGTGATGATCTCGTCGAGGCGATGCACCAGGCCTTCCGCGTCCTCGCTGGAGAGCACGATGCCGCCATGACGGAACTCCTGAAACTCCCGGCGGACGCGGCGGAGCTGTTCGGAAACGGTAACTGTTGTCTTGCTCATTTCTTCTTTCCAAAATCGGGGCGGATGACATTGCCTTCAGCGGCGAGGATGAGGTCGCCGGCTGCTTCCAGGGCGCAGTCGCCCATGGTGTTGAGTTGGACGCGGCCGGCTTCGATGAGGCGCTGGATCGCCAGCTCCGTTTCCTGGCTGCGGGCGAGTTTCGCGAGCAGCGACAGCCGGCGCCGGAGACGGGAGATTTCGTCGGCGGGCAGGAAGCCGCCTTCCTTTTCGTAAGGTTCGAACTCCAGGCGCAGGAGATCGAGTTCTTCACTGAGGGCGAGGTGGGACTTCACGCGATGTCCTCCACGTCGCGGTTCTTCCAGGCGGCCTCGATATCCTTGACCGTGACCTCGCGCTCCTCGCCGATCGCAATCATGCTGGCGAGCTTCATCGTCTTGTCGATCTGGCCGAGCGCACCGCCCTTCATGCCGATGCCGGTCAGCAACCGGACGCTGTCGGCCTCGGTCACGCCCCAGGCCGCAATGAAGGCGGCGATGTCCTCGGCGTAGGGCTTCTGCCGCTTCAAATGCTTGCCGACGCGGCGCTTAAGCTGCGCGTAGGACCGGCCCTTCACCTGCGCGACGAAGCGAGAATAGACTTCCTCGTTCCCGACGAGCGCGATGCCGCACTGATAGATGTCGGAGAAATGCCGCAACTGGTTGATCGCGTCGTCGACGAGATTCTGCGCCTCATCGACCACCAGCAACGTGCCGCCACCGCTGCGGGCAAGCTTGTTGCCAATGGCGCGGGTCAGCCGGGCAGGATTGGCCTCGAAGACGTCCAGCTCGGCGGCAAGCTCGACCAGCATGCCGTGGACGGTCCTCGTGTGCGGGCTGATCGTTGCGTGATAGACATGCGGATGGGTGGCCTTGTAATGGCGGCAGGCGATGGTCTTGCCGTTTCCTGCCGCGACTGTGATGATCACGAGATCGGCGGTCATCTGCGCCCATTGCAGCGTCTGGCCGATCTCGACCGCGATCCGGGTCCTCACGAATGACGGAGAGCTCGGGAGGGCCGGCATTGCGGCAGCTTCCAGGACGGCGTCGATCCAGACGCGCACCTGGCGGTTTACGTTGGCCAGGACACCGGGATAACTTCCCGAAAACCACTGGCTGAAGGTACCGTCCTTCATGCTGCTGCGGCGGGTGACCTCCGCCTTGGTCCAGGCGTTGGCGATGGCGATCTCGGCGGTCTGCTCCCGGAGCTGGCGCCATTCATCGAGATCGTCCGGATTGTGCTTCCTGACGAAAGCTTCATCAGGTTCTGGACGCTCCCAACCCGAATAGGGTCTTGTGTCGACATGCTTGTTCATGCAAAGGTTCCTTTATCGCAGGCTCCCTAGGGGAGCTTTTGTTGGGCGGGCTCTGGTCCCGCCCTCTTTTTTTGTTGGGAACCGGACTCGATACATTTCGGCTCTGCTATGCGGCTCCGACGCACTACTTGCGGAGCCGATCCCCTTGCGGGAATTGGATGACCGCGTGCCCGCCAGCGACTTTGGAAAGGGCGCGCGAAAAGCTGTCCTCGAAGTTCGCCTCGTCCACCGGTTCGGCTTTAACGGCGAGATTTCCCGTCGCAATTCGCGTGACCTTGCTGCGGACGGGAGCGCGCGCGCGTTTGGGGCGGTCCGCATTGGCGTAAAGATCGGCGAGCTGCTGGGCGGTCAGCTTGGTGTGAGCGGCACGCTCGGCGGCGACCGCCTTCTGGTAATCGCCTCTCGCCCTGGCGTGCTGCCGCGCAGCTTCCGCGTCGTGGAAACCAGCATCTTCGACACAGGGCGCGTCGCAGATGAGGACGTTGTCGAGGTCGTAGACCTTGATGTCCTTCTGCAGATGATCGGGGTCGAAGCGGATGATGACCTTGCGGCCGGCATAGCCGGTGAGGGCCGGGGACCAATAGCGATTGCCATGCAGATGGATTTCGCCGTTCGGCTTCCGCGCCCTAAAGGCCTCCGAGGCGAGCAACCAGAGCGAACGCTGCGCGGCGGTTGCCGTGCGAACGATCGTGCCGGGGTCCGCGATGCTCGCCTCGAAAGTCTCGTCGAAGCTGCGGCCATTGCAGTTGGCGGATTTGCGACCCGGCCGGGCGTTGTGCTCGGCCATCTGCTCGTCGACATGGGCGATGAAGGTTTCGAGCGGAATGGCCTTCGAACCGTAGTTTTCCGGCTTCGCGTCCGGTCGGTTACCGGTATAGGCGCCGGCACAAAGCGGATGCCGGGCGATATCGTCCGTCAGGTCTCGAAAGGCCCGTTCGATCGGCTTCGACTGACCGGAGAATGGCTTGGTGAACTGCAGCTCTACGCCGAGCGTCGTCAGCAGGCCGCGCGGGTCTTCCTCGCGGATCTTGAAGCGATACCGGGTGGCGGAACCGCCTGTAATCCATTTGCTGGTGAAGGCTCGACCATTGTCGAGCGTGATCATGTCCGGGATGCCGAACCGCTCGACCATGTCGCCGATCGCCAGCCGCACAGTCTCCTTGTTCTCGCTGTCGGAAATCCGCCAGGCAACGAACTTGCCGGAATAAAGATCCTGCAGCGCCACCATATAGACGCGGCCGATGCGCCCGTCGGGGAACTGGACGAACACGTCAAAGCGGTGACCGTCCATGTTGACCGCCTGCATGGCGTGGAGATGGGAACGGGTGCGGCGCTGCGGCGGAAAGAGCGCCTTCAGCTTTTGTCGGCCATCGCGTGCGGCAATCTGGACCGCCTCCGGGACCTCGTGGTCAAAACGGCGGCGCAAGGCCCGTTCGCTGGGAATGGGCAGCCATTTCCTTTTCTTGGCAAGCTTCGCGACACGGCGATAGCAGGCCGAAAATGTCGGCTTTTCCGGTCTCAGATAATCGCTCTTCAGCGCCTCCCAGGCATCCGCGTGGCATTCGGCCCAGGTGCCTTCCTTGCGATAGGTGGGAGCGAGCGCCGCAAGCCAATCTTCCCGATCGTGGCTCGCGACCATCTTCCGCCACTCGTAAACGGCGGACTTCTCGATACCGGCTCTCCGGCACGCCATTGCGACGGCTGCCCGTGCTGTAAGGCCATCGGCTTCAAAATCTTCGATCATTCGAAGCACCTTCAAACGCGCTTCGCAGATGGCTTTGTGCTCTTTCGAGAGCCTCTCGAACTGCCTCCAGACAGCGGCCTTCTCCTCCTTCCGGAGATTGCGATCGTCGTTTGCGGGAGCAGAATGCACCACCAGAAGCCGGTTTTGCGCCGTCTTCGGCAGCAGGGAGAGATGATAGACCCAGACCGGCTTGGTCTTGCCTGGCACCCGCTTCGCCAGGCGCTCGTCACCGCGCCAGCGGGCGCGGGCAAGCTTGTCGAGGCTGGAGGCGTCGCGCGGCAGGTCCGGCAGATTTGCGGATGCAAGTTCGGCGACTGTGAAAAACTCTTTCATGGCTTTCCACCTTGTCTTGCGGCCATGTAGGCGCGGAAGTCGGCCTCGTGGGCCTTGACGAACTTCAGCGTGTCCAGGGCTGCGCGCAGATGTTCCTGCTGCAGTTCACGCGCCGACCGGTTTGCCCAGGACGCGAAATTGTTGTCGGCAACGGTCTGCACCGCTGCGATCTGACTGAGGAGTGAGATTTTCCCCGCCATTTAAAGCCCCCGCCGTTTGATGTTGATCGGAGTGGATCGAAGGGTTTTGAGCTGCTGCTGCAGCTCGCGTTGCTGCTGCTGGAGACGGGCAATTTCCGCGAGACGGGCTTCGTCGCCTTCCAGGATCGTCAGGCCGTCCTCGGAGACGACGAAATCCCAAAGCCAGACAGCGCCGGTTGCGCGGACGAAAGCCTTGAAGCGCACGAGGCTGACGTCATGAGTGGTCTTGCTCTCGGCAGTGTAGGAATCGAGCGTCGTCTTGGAGAGGTTCGGCAGGCCGAGATATTGCGCCATGCGGGCGGCAACCACTTCGCGGCTGTGCGGGCATTCGCGGATCGCGCGGGCCATTTGGCGTTTCAGCTTCGCCCGAAACTGCTCGATATCGATCGTCGTGGTTGGCGAGCGGACGGGAAACAGCGGCTCGAGGAAGAAATCGAGTTGGGCAGGATGTGTCGTCATTCGGCGGCCTCCGCACGGATTTGCTGCATGAGCGGGTCGCCGCCTTCGCCAAGGCCGATATGGTCGAGGAACTGCCGGCGCGTTTCCTCGCTGGCATCCTCCCAGGCGGTGACGAGGCGCGACAGAAGCTCGGCCTGTTTTGCCTTGGCGTTGGGGAGGGGAGGCGGCGGCTCGACGAGGGCGAGCGCCTTCTTGAAATCCGGCTCGGCACGAAGCGCGACCGCTGCCCGCCGCTGCTTCTGCGGCTCCATTTTCGCGATCTTCAGAAGGGCGGATTGATTGTCCGCTACTGGAGTGCCGCGCACGGCGGCGCGGACATCGGGATGCAGGCTCTTGGCGATATTGCCAAGACGCTCGATCGCCCGACGCGATAGTCCCATGCGCTCGGCGACATGAAGCGAAAAACTTCCTGCCTCTGCCTCGTCGGCAAATAATTGCGACAAGTTGGCGCAATTTCCCGGACGGCCTGGCTCGACCTTTCCGTGCTTCTGCTCCCAGATTTCCCGGTACGACTGGACGAATATCGCCCTGTCGATGACCGACAGCTCGTTGCGAAAGAGGTTTTCGGTGATCTCGATCAGCTGCGCCTCGGCCTTGTCGCCTTCGACGATCATGGCCTCGATCTCGGTGTCTTCGTTGAGGATGCAGGCCCGCAGGCGATGTGCACCGGCAACCAACGTGAACCTGCCGCCCTTGGCGTTCGGCGTCAGCCGCACCGTGATCGGGTTGATCAGGCCATGCTCGACGATGCTTTGGGCGATCGCGAGCGCCTGATCTTCCTCGACCGCGCGCAGGCGTTCGGGAACCACGATGTCGGAAATGAGAATGCGCTTGAACTCGGCCATTATGCGACGTCTTTTTCTTGTTCGGTCTGAAACAGGATGAGGGAGTGGGCGCGCCTGGCGATCGTCGCGTAATGGGCGGCGAAACGCGGGCTTTCCTTGCGGCGCTCAATGGTCCGCAGCGCCCGGTTTATCGCTTCACGGGAACGGTCCTCGACTTCGACGACCCGGCGCTTCGGCCATTTGAACTCGCGCACCATCAGGTGCATGACGATCTGGCGGGCCAGTGCGGCGTCGAACCACTGATGTGGCGGGTCGACGATGTCGCGGATGGCGAGATGCGGGAAACCTTCGCGGGTCGCCGCAAAGCAGGCATGAAGATGCGCTTCATAGAGCGCCTTCTGATCGAACGTGTTGATCATGCCGACACCTGGACAAAAACGGCCGCGATCGCGGCCACCAGGCCGGCTACAGCAATGCCAAAAATCATGATGAGATCAGCCACGCGGCAGATCGGCGAATGCGAGGGGATGAAGGGGTTTTTCATGTCTAGGCCGCCTTGCGGTTTTGGCGTTGCGCCATGGTGGCGGGCCGGACATAGTTTTCAGCGGGTTGAGGCGATTTCCGCAGACCGGAGGCGTGGTAACGCGTCCGCCAGAGAAATTCTGGCCGTGTGCCGAGAGCTGCAGCGATCGCCCGCTCACCTTTCACGTTGGGCTCCCGGAGCGTCGTTCCGGACGTCCCGCGTGGAAGGCTGTAGTCACGATCGATCTTGAGGAGGGTGAGGCCCGCCGCAAAGAGCTTGCTCTTGATGGCGGTCATCTCGGCAATCTTGGGGTCAGATTTATGGGTCTGCTTGTCGGCCTGCTGGCGCCGGTGCATAGTGGGTCCTCGTGGTGATGAGGGAGGCCCTGGCCGGCCTCCCTTTTCATGGGGTGTTTGGTCCGTATTTATGGAGAGATTACGTAATTATTCAGTTTGGTCAACGTAAAAATTAATCACACTGAATTTTTGCGTCTTTGGCGATGCAGAACACGTTTGGGGAGCGCCTGAAGGAGCTTCAGGGGGATATGCGAGACGCTGATTTTTCACGCAAAGTTGGCGTGAAGGTTCAGACGCTCAAAATGTACGAGAGAGGTTCGCTTCCGAGCGTGGAGATCGCTGCGAGGATCGCGGACGCCTGTGACGTGTCGCTAGATTGGCTCACCGGTCGATCGCTCGAACGTAATTATTCATTGCCGCTTCCAGTGGATCCCGGCAACATCGTTCGCCTCCCGCGATTCGACGCACGGGCATCGGCAGGCAATGGTCTGGTCGCCGTCAACCAGATGCCAATCGGCGATGTCGCCTTCGCTCGTGAGTTTCTTCGCAACCTTGGCGCTAACCCCGAATACTGCTATATCCTTGAGGCGAGGGGGGATTCCATGTGGCCGACGATCCCGGATGGCGCGCTGTTGATAGCCGACGCTTCAAAAACAGAGGTCGACGACGGTCGCATCTATCATTTCAACGTCACGGATAAAGTGCTGGTAAAGCGCGCGCGTTGGGCCATGGACGGAAAGCTCTATCTGACCTCGGACAACCAGGCGGCCGGCTATCAGCCAGAGGTTTTCACCGCCGATCGCGTGCACGAACTGTCGGTTGGCGGTCGGATCATGTTCACCGGCCATGCACCGATGCCCGTTAGATAATGAAAACAAGCTTATCGAATACCGGATTGAGGCAAATATGGAATTTCACTCTGCAAGGATCGACAAGAAAATAATGGGCATTAACTGCCTGATCGAGATGTCCGTTAAGGAATATTATCAGTTTGCGCAGAACATTTTGGATAAAAATGAATATCAGCGCACAAAAGTAAAGTCTGCTGCCAAAACATATGAGCTTCTGGAGCGGGATATGATCGCAGGATGCGTCATCCCGCCAATCATTCTTTCCATAACGGGTGATATTTCTAAAAAATACGACGCGCTGGTGCGCAGTTGTTTGGAGAAGGACATTGATGAAGAACGGAAAGGGCAGTTGGAGCTTGCTGTCGATGAGGCGTTCGCTACGTCAAGTGTGATGATTTTGGATGGTCTTCAGCGGACCTACACAATTAAATCGATCATGGACGGAAATCTGGCTGACGGTAAGCTAGACGCCTTCCTTGCCACGATGATCCGCTTCGAGGTCTATCTTGGTCTGTCCAAGCAAGGCATCCTTTACAGGATGCTAACCCTCAACACTGGGCAAACCCCAATGTCCTTTCGACATCAACTCGAGATATTGTATAAAGATTACATCGATGCGGATGAGCTTCCCGATGGTATAAAGGTCTATCGTGAAGTTGATGAGGCTCGTGCGAGGGGTATTTCAAAATACAAATATTCGGATGTCGTGGACATGTTTTACGCCTTTTCAACCGCAAGCCCTATGCCGTATGACAAGCAGGCTCTTGTAGGGACGTTGAAAGAAATGGAGTTCCTGGAGAGTTACAAATTTGAGGAGAAGGGGGATGAAATGACCCGTCTTCTGGTATTGCACAACAAGTTTGTAATTAAGGTTTCAAAAATATCGAACGACTGGACCTATAATGCCGAGCGGTTTCCAGATGGGACCAAGCCGTTCGGCACGAATATCGAAGCAATATTTACCAAAGCTCAATCAATGGCTGGATTTGGGGCAGAATGTAAGCGGCTGATCGAACATGGCTTGATTAAGGACCTGGACGGAATCGCTCTCATCATCGATGGACTTCGCTTTTCCGAAGCGCCGGAAGAGTCGATGGATCTTCTAATCCTCTCGCTGGCAGAAGTTTCAGGCAAGGCGAAGAAGATTGGCGATGCCCAACGTCTATATTTTCAGCTTGGTTTCCGGGCGCTATTCACCGAGGCCTTTGAAACGGCCCAGGATATGAGCAAAGCGTGGGTTCGCGGACAGGAAGCTTACGGCATGATGTATGGAAGTTGA